ATGTTTTTTATAACTAATGGAATTGATAACTACAGGAAAATTTTTTGTTATAAAGGTGTGGCTAGCCGTAATAGTTATGTGTTTTTTTCGTTATTTCAAATACTACCTTTATTATTCCTGGATGCCATTGATATATTTTTTGACCTCGTTAGCCAAGTCACTGATTTGCTCCCAGAGAAAATCAGTGACTTGCTAGATATTGTTCTACGTGGTGGGGATATTGCTATTGGTATCATTGTTCTCCTTTCTTTACTTCTGGCCGACATATCTATCTCCGCTAGGCGGTTGCATGATATTGGTCTGAGTGGTTGGTTCACACTTGCCCCGGCGGTGATTATTCTTGCGGTGCAATTTATTGTTTTTTCATGGTTTGAGTTTGAACTTGAGGTTGGGATTTCGATTGGGATGGGGATTGTAATTGTGATTGACCTTGTTTTCCATCTGTTGCTTGCACTACCGAAGTCAAAAATAGAAAACAATAAATACCGACCAGCTGATTCTATTTTCACTCCGGCTACCGATGAGGCCGTGAGCTAATTTATGTGTAGCTAAACACTATTCACCGCCATCATGCTTATATGGTGCTCATGCAGGAATAATATATGACATTCGATTTAATTAAGTATTTAACAGAAAATTCAATTCCGTATTCCGTTTCACGGCATGGTTCTATTGATATACCTGGTAACCTTAATTTGGCAGATAAAAAAAACGTCGTCACACTGCCAGATAATCTGACTGTGGGTGGCTCGGTCTACCTAAGAGGAACCCAAATTACCACTCTGCCAGAGTACCTGACGGTCGGGCGAGATCTCAACCTCAGTGGAATCCAAATCACCACGCTGCCAGCGAGCCTAAGGGTTGGTAGTTGTATCGAACTAACCACACTACCAGAAAACCTAATAGTTGATGATAGATTCGTAATTAGTATATCCGGTAACCTTGATTTAGTGGATTATGAAAATGTCACCACACTACCGAGGAACCTCTGGGTTGGTGGCTGGTTTGACCTACGCGGTGCCCAAATAACCACACTGCCAGACAGCCTCATAGTAAATGGCTGGGTTGACCTGCGCGACACCCAAATCACCATGCTTCCAAAGGAAGAACTGAGAGTTGGTTCTTGGCTCAACCTGAGCGGTTCACAAATCACCACACTGCCGGAGTACCTGGACCTGGTGGTGGATGGATACCTCTGCCTGACTGATACCCAAATAACCAAATTGCCCAGCTATTTAACTTGCGGCTCCCTTTATCTTGATCCAGAACATTTCTCCAATGTGACTTTCCGTAAAAATTGCGGAGATAGCAACCGAACAATTTTTGCAGTCATGTCAGGTGAAAGATTCTATATTGCAGCAGGTTCTTTCTATGGACCTGTAGTGCAATTCGAAGATGCGGTTGATCGCAAATACTCCGGCGAAGCAGCAGAAGCGTACAAGCAAGCGGCTCGTGATTGTGTAGATGAACTGAAAGATAAATTAAGCAGCAATCAGTACTCACTGTGACACTTCCGACCACGACGGGTGGGATTATTGACTCGTATGCCGCGACCGGTCCATATTCCCCGGCGATGGCGTTTGCATAGATAGCGGGGCCGTGTGTTGTACTGTCTGCCGGTGATGCAGTGAACGGGAAGGATTTTCCGTTTACCGTGATAACACAGTCAATGGCGCGGTTGTCAGGCTTGCTGTAACGGCAATCAGTGATGGTCATTGCGCTGTGCGTCATCGACATGGCGGAAGGACTATTTCCTTGCATCCAATAGTGGAGTGCAATCAGCGTTTCAGCTCCATGCTGACTGACATCCCTTTACCCGGGGAGAGTGAAAAGGCAATGTTATCGACAATCCAGGAGCGGTCAGCCTGTGGATCAAACCCTTCGGTGGTAACGCTGCTTTCTGGCATCAATGCCAGCAGTTCAGGTGTAGCGGGCTGCGCAATTGACATGAACATGAGGTGTTCGGGCTTCGTCTTTGTCTGCCTGGCGTTTGCAGTGATACGGGCCTCAGTTTGTTGATGTGACCGAATGAGTTGCTCTGCTGCAGCCAGATTAGGTAGTGTGCGACCGGATGTCGTCGTGGGATCTCCGGAGCCGTATTTTAACTCTTTAGTCTCATTGGTTTCCGCATCGTTATATAGCACAACATACGTACCTTTATTACCGGCCACTGCCGCAGATGGACTCCTGGCTTTACTCCTGTGCGGAAACTGCCAGCTTGTCTTTCCATCAGGTGTAATGGTCACCGCAGGTAAGTCCTTACCACTTGCGCTCTTTCCTGAGCCCTGCACCATAAAGACCCAGTAACCGCCCGTTGCTTTACTGATGGCATCATATTGCCGCGCCAGTTTTGCCAGGAATTCGGCATCGTTTTCATAAAACTGATCAAGATGCCCGGGCATCTGGTTGTTAAGCTCTGGTGAGATGCTGGATAAAAGCCCATTTTCCGCCGCAATGGTTCTGACAATCTCTCCAACACTGATATTATCCCACGAGCGCGTTTTTTGACTCGGCATGTTATGGGTATGTATGGCGTTGCTACTCGGTACGGCCAGTTTTAATTTTGCGCCTTTTGCTGGCAGCATCATCGTGGGTGAAACCAGATTAATCGTCAGCTTATCCGATTGAGGGTCTTCTCCGGTTGCGCCGTAATCAATAAAGGTCAGGTCAGTGAGATATTTTGCGACCTCATGAGTAATATTTTTATCTTCGGCAATTAACGAAAATGTCGGTAAATAAGGATTAACGTTATTCATGGGTTCACCATAATGACGGAGTGTATATTGTGGGCCCTTCAGTAATAACCGGTAGTTTTATTTCAATACCTGCCTCATAATAATTACCCAATTCAGAAAGTCCGGGATTAACATTGAATACATCAATGAGATTTCTCGAATCACCATAAAATCGCCAACATATTTCATCAAGAATATCGCCATCACGGGTTATATATATTGTCACCATAATATTTTATTGCCCTTGTAAATTGCTGATGTTTAGGTATTTCGGCCATTAAAAATCTGTCTGCCGTATCGGAAAATTCAGAGACCACCCAATATCCCAGAATCTCACCTGTGCCGGATATCAGGAGTTTTGGTATAGCCACATCACCCAGCAGGCTCAGTTCATTGACCGGTTGAGTCCCCACAAACATCTTGCTCAGTTGCGGGGAGATGCGGCGATTATCCGTATACACCTCACCCGAGAAAGAGATGACTGGCGTGGATTTCCCTGTGTACTGGAGGCTGTCGCGCTGGCCAAAGCGTTGCTGCTCCACCCAACGCCAGGACAACGATCGCTGGATACTTTGATAGGTCGCATCATCGATGTTGAAATTAAAATCCCCAAGGGTCATCATCGTTTTGAAATTGTGCTTTACACCAATATCCAGAAGGGCGAAGGCGTCGCCAGTCGCGACGGTTGCCAGACCAAAAATATCCATCAAAAGCCCTCCCCGATAAAATCGGATAACGTCAGATTCTTAAAGTCGATGCCAGCAATGCCACCCGGCACTGAACTCAGGTAAACCATTAATGAAACGATATTAAGTGTATCGATACCATTTATCCGTCTGACGCCCTCACCCGGTATCAGCAGCATCTTCTCCTTTCCATTCACTGATCGCCTGTAATAGCTGAGCGCTAGGTCTATTGAAGTTGATTTATTCGCACGCCCAACGCTTCCGGTCGGGTCAGAGGAGGATCTCGATATGAACCCTTCAATCTCGTCTTCGATGCCTGCGACCCCGCCAGCCCCCTGGTAACCTTCGCGAATAACAGGCCGGTACTGACAAATGGCCTGAATCCGATGGCAGCGAGGTCATCAACATTCGCGCCACGGATCTTCAGGCTGGCAGTCAACGGCTGCATATCGCATCAGGATCGCCCGGGTCTATCAGCTGACGTGGGACGCCGTAATCGGCTGTTTTCACATCGAGGTCATTCCCTCCAGCAGTGGCCAGAAATGTTGCCCCACCGCCTCGTTGACCCGTACCCTGAGATTGCTTTCACGAAAAGCAACAGCCTCCCCCTGGATGTATGCCGGATCTGATTCAACCAGACCGGTATAGTTCGGGTCTTTGCTAATAAGTGACTGCGTCCACTCGACAATGATCACTTCCGGGTCAATCTCTTCAATAGCATCAGGCAAGGGGAGCTGTGATAAATCAATACTGTTTGTTGTCATCCTAACCTCACGCGACCGCTGCGGAAAAATGTACTGCTCTCAAGGTTCACGCCCTCAATGCCCACTTCGATAAATCCATTACCCGCCTCAAGCACATACACACGCTCTATCTTCAGGCGGGGTTCCCATTTATTGATGGCGATAGCGGTTTCTTTTCTAATATTCGAAACAAGTATCCCGTCCAGAGGGGAATCGATCAGATTAAAAAGATGACTGCCGTAATCACGGCGCAGGACACGTGTTCCCACCGGTGTGGTTAAAATATTAATGATGGATTGATTTAAATGAGCATCACCGCTGAGCGGTCGCCCGGTTTGTGCGTTCATGCCCTTCATATTTTCACCAATAAAAAACCCGCCGAAGCAGGTTTACGTATTTAACTGGAAATAATTTTCAGTTTAACTCGATGTATCTAGCACACATTCCTTTAGCTGTGGACCACCCATAACCTGACCATAACCAATACACCTCGCTGCAATTTTTTCCCCTTTTTTAATATTCATTAGCTTGTCTGTTTCTGTATCTACAAACTGGAGGTATGGCTTATTGAAACCTGCTACTTTCAAAACGACATAGGGTTTACCATTAACACCTGATTTAACTGCATTAACTACCCCTTCTATAGCTAGCGACTCCCCTTTGTATTTTTCATCAGCCGCAAGCTCATTGCTTGCATAGTCTGCAAAAATTTGCTCTGGTGTGACATAAATTTCACCTTCACTCAGAAACATTTCCGCCTCCACTGTGCAACTAATAAACAACAAGAACATAACAATTAAACCAAAAGACAAATCAAAATTACGCTTTTTCATTTTAAAATTTTCAATTTTTAGCTAAACAAATCATCACCACAATATATGGGTACAAATCATTTAAACACAGCTTTCATTAATCCAGTCAATAAGTTATCGACCTTCCATTATTTCGGTCATTGCTCTTTTTGGCAAAAATAGCAAGCTTTCACCCTGCTATCTACTCCTTCACCACAATGATTACATTTCACTATTTTAATAGCATCGCCATTATTAATGATTGTCATTTGATTATTTTCATTTTTCCCCATCATTGACCAGACTAGTGCCACTACCCATCCTAAAAAAGTCCATCCCAACAATATGTTGAGTGCCATCACTGCACCCATGTATTTGTGGTCCCTCACCGCAGCAACAACAGAAGGAATGAAATAAGATACAAATAAAATCGCCCCACCCATTGTGAGTAAATTTTCAACCATGACCAGTATCCATACAAACAAAAAGGATAGTTAGTTTACGTGCGTGACTAGTTCAAAAACTTGCCAAAAAGTGTTAGCAGGATGATTGATCCTCCACTGGCGGGGCATTACATCGGCTGATTCGGCGGCAATGTTACTGAATCCGTTTCATCATGATCATGGTTATTGAAGATTTCTCTCACGCCGGCCATCGTTCCTTTGCTGTCTGATAGCTCAGCCCTGGTGCCGATATTGCCTTCCGCATCGATAGTCTGTTTTGCGCAAACAGCATCTTCAAATGTAACCTTCCCTTTAAAAAACCAGCCTTCTGGTGAGGCGGTCAGACTGATTTCACCACCAGACAGCTCGATGGCCAGCACGGTAATACCATCAGCGGCGCGGATTCGGGCTTGCCCGGCCCCCACTTCAGGCCATACGGAGTCTCATCATCCCCCCATTTGAGAAACTGCTTCTCACCACAATGCGGGCAAGGAATGTGGAAGCGCAGCAGGTGATCAGACTCTCGTGCCGCTTTTTCAATCTGGCAGCTATCTTTTATTTTTGGTGTGGAACCACGGATGGATTTTGGCCAGATGGAACCTTCTATGCGCTTGTCGCCGAGTTGCGTCGGTGAGCCTTCTTTTTCAATATCCGCATCAAAGGCCGCCAGCTCGTCATACATCACCGCATCAACCGATTTCTCACGGTAGTTTTTTGCCGCCTTGCCACCAAGACACCACAGTCCCATGCCATGCGAAAAGCGCTTCATGGATAGAGTGTTGTCACGATGCTTCCTGCCGTACCAGGGAGCCAGGAGCTTCAGTGCCGGAACTTCCCTTATGGTAGGTTCAACATGTGACTTCATGAAGTTCTCAGCATCCGCATCCGTTGGCTGAAACATCAGACAATTACAGGTTTTATATTCCACAAAATAAGCCATCGCAGCTAACAACATCTTGGTATAACCGACGCGGGCGGATTTGATAAAGTTGACGGTGCGGATCCCATCATTACCCATGGCATTCATAATGGCCACCTGGAAAGGCAGCGTTATCCAGGCACCGGTGTTGTAGCTTGATTCTTTCGGCAAATAGTAACAGTCATCCGCCCATTCAACGGCCGTCATAGGTAAGGGGCGGCGCAAACTGGCAAGCCCTGCCGCAGCGGCTACGACCATATTTTCAACTTGCGCTGTCGATATATTCATCGAGCATCTCCGGGATTTTTCCGCTGGTTGTGGTGGCGTTATTCGTCGCTTTGGCGATCAATTTTTTCAGAAATTCAAGTTGCGCCTTACCAATGTCAACAAAGCGCCGCTGCATGGAGAGAGGGATGGAATCCAGAATGGAGGCAATATCATTTTCCAGCCTGGAGAGTGCAAAGGAGCAAAAAGCCGTATCAACAACCCCCCTTTCATCTCTCAGGTTTTTAAGTTCCTGAGCAAGGGCCTGCGCTTCAGTGAGGCGAATGCGAGCCTCCTGCAAACGGATCTCCCGCTCAATGTCATCACCTTGTTCGTCACCCTCATTTTCCGGTTCATTTGCCGGTTTGTTCAGGGGGTGTCCGGCGGGACTCTCTGCCTCAAAACATCAATGTAAAACAGACGCCATGCATCCATGTCGTATCCCGCACGCCCGCGTGGTTTGGGAGATCCAGCCAGTTTGGTGAGGCCCCGGAGCGTCCGTTCTGAAACATTAATATGGCGCGCTACCTCCTCTTGTGTAGACATAAAATCACCCCAAAAGAAACCGGCAAATACATTCCTTGAAAATTTTCATAAATAGCGCGCTTTTGCGCGTCTAAAACCCCTCGGTGTTTTTATTTCCCAGGAAGTACCTTTTCAGACTACTGAGAGTTGGATGTTTAAACCTGAGACCCCTCTACTATTGTTGCATCACGCCACAGTGTCGTATCCTGACCCGCATTATCCGGCCTGACACCATCAAAACTAAGACACCGCCGATCCTGAGTTCAGAATTGCGGAAGCAACTGGGCGGGTCGCGATCATGCAGAGTTTTACTTATTAGCGCGAAATACAGCTTTTGCGTTCGTTGCCGTGAGGCTAAACCTGTTTTCATTGGATATTTACCAGATTTTCCCTGACAAAGGATTTGTAATGAGCTCCGTTAAACACCCGTACTTCGGTACGTTGAACAGTCTAAACTCACACGGCCTCGATGTTGTGTGGGAAGGAAAGATCGCTATTAACAACACTGAGACCGATGCCATGGTTTGGATTGAAGGAAACACCTCTTTCCAGATGGCACAGTTGGATGCATTTGCTGCGCTACTAACAAACATATCCTCAGTCGACGCCCGTGCTCGCATTCAATTATGTAACCATCTGACCAGGGATGATCCATATTATCTTGAATATCATGTTAATGAGTTAGCGGAGAGCCCAGTCATTGCTGAGCTGATAAGGGCTAGTGCAGAAGGGATACCATCCGCCGATGCCTTTGTGCAAAAAATGCGACTACACAACATCGGACTATGGCATGGCCAAAAAACGCCACTTATTCTCGACTACATGATCGATTCAGATTACAGCGACGACATTCTTGCTGTAGGCATTAGCCTCGACGGGGAAGCTATCTATGTAAGCTGGGAGAGTTAAATGTAATCAGTTATTACAATACCCCCTCCCGGCACGATGAGCTAATGTCGGGAATTTTCTGTGATCTAAAAAACTATACATACCTACCCAGACGAGATAACAGTTTCTTTTCAAGCAAATTCACGACCGTTACGCCGGACCAGGATGATATTCCGCAAGCAACTGCCGTTCTGGTGTAGTGCCACTGAAAGCGCACGGCAAGCATCAGCACGAGTGCACTTGAAAATGTTGAGATGATGATTTGGCATACCGCGCCCCAGAACGACGTCGGAATGCCAGAAAGAATACTGTGGGCAATCTTCGATAACACACCGAGGCCCGTAAAAATGGCAACGAGGAAATACCCCGCAATTTCGTCTTCTGGCGGCTTGAATGGCATGGGATTTCGTCCATAAAAAAGCCCCGCGATAAGCGAGGCTTGAGGGTCATAGCATAACGACGTCAGTAGTTATGACTTGGTCATGTTTTAGCAATGAAAAAAGCCCCGCATGAGGGGCTGAGTAAAACGAGAACTCAATTCAGAAGGTTGCTAACGATACACAGATAAGTATCAGACTGAACACTGGGCGGTTGCGGTCGACCAAGAACGATAGTGCGTATTGGTTAATACCCAGCGTTCAGACTGATACGCTCTCCAGTCACTCAGGGTTACCCCATTTACGGAGACTGAAAAGCTATGTTCTGGAGCGGTCAGCGGGAATCGAACCCGCATCATCAGCTTGGAAGGCTGAGGTAATAGCCATTATACGATGACCGCTTTTTTTGGTGCCGACTACCGGAATCGAACTGGTGACCTACTGATTACAAGTCAGTTGCTCAACCCACTGAGCTAAGTCGGCTTTGGTGGCCCTTGCTGGACTTGAACCAGCGACCTGACGATTATGAGTCGCTCGCTCTAACCAACTGAGCTAAAGGGCCTGATATAAAAATCACTGCAAAGAGCAGCCAGTGGGAATCAAACCCACCCAGGCGCTCATTGAGGTGAAAACGCCTGAATATCAATTGACTGCACTGGTACCGGTTGATGGAGTTGAACCACCGCCCTTCTGATTTTGCAATCAGCCGTTCTGCCTGCTGAACTAAACCGGTAAAAAAAGCCCCGCAAGAGGGGCTGAGCAAATCCGGGACTCAAAAAAACAACTACGATTACCCTTCAATGTGTCACCTGCGAAGCAACGGGGTGGATCCTAAATTAATTACCGCGAACCACCAATGCTGAATCGATTTAATTTTGAATAATCATTTAAAGATAGATACTCAGCGTAAATGGGTCAGTACAGGGATGAGGCTTCGATATTTCCGTAAGCAGAAAAAAAGCCCCGCGATAAGCGAGGCTTGAGGGTCATAGCATAACAATGCCAGTGATTATGGTTCGGTTATGTTTTACTCCGCAAGTGCGGCTTGAGTGAAACCAACGCTCAATTCAACGAAGTTATAAGAAGTACAGTGGCGCACTGAGTTAAGCCATAAGTCGCTTCTGGTGAAGTGTTAGATCAACTCAACGTAAATCATTGACTTTGATTCCTCGATCGCGAAGTCTCTGTACAATATCCGCACCATTTGTTTTCCAGATAGTTCCTACTTCAAGCTCGATGGGAGGACTAAATATAGATTTTTGATGAGAATATGATGCAGTCCAGATTTCATGGATTTCTTTGCGACCTTTTCGCCCCCTCCGTTTCTCATTTGAAATTGTAACTGACGATAGGTCAGCCAATGGGAAACCCTTTCGTTCAATCAAGGTATTCTGCTCTAGCTTTTCATCGTCAAGGGTGACCTTGTCTGTGGCTACTGGGGGGATGGCAAGAAACCCAACACAGGCAACACCCCAGAGGATACGGTGGACACGAGGAGCGAACTTATTGCTCCGCTTGATGTAGAAGCCAATGGCTAATATTGAAACGGATGCAACACAGATAAGGAGAGGCCAATAGATTGGCAGTGAGTAGGTTATGGTCATTGCGTGTAGCCCTGAGTCTGATTTATAGATTAAAGATTGAATCGTTTTTCTCAACTTTTTTAAGACTGGCTTCAGGCTCAGAGCAGCATTGAAGTGCAATACGGTCTGAAAAGCAATTGGTGCGGCCGCGGGAATCAAACCCACCCAAGCGCTCATTGAGGTGAAAACGCCAGAATATCTATTGACCGCACTGGTACCGGTTGATGGAGTTGAACCACCGCCCTTCTGATTTTGTAATCAGCCGTTCTGCCTGCTGAACTAAACCGGTAAAAAAGCCTCGGACGAGGCCTAAGCAAATCAAAAAATCTAATTACGAGCCCTATGTGTTGCCTGCAAAAACAACGAGGCGAATCCTAAATCAATTCATGTGAGCTACCAATGCTGAATCGATTTAATTTTGAATAATCATTCAAAGATAGGTAACCACCAGTATAGGATCAGTACAGGATGAGGCTTCGATATTGCTTGTAAGCAAAAAAGAAAAAGCCCCGCGATAAGCGAGGCTGAGGGTCGTAGCATAACAATGCCAGTGGCTATGACTCAGTTGGGTTTTAGCAAAAAAAAGGTTCATCGCGGTTAAGCGTGAACCAATAGAAAACGGCGGTAAAAGTGGTTAGTTTTGTATTCGCCAAAACACTAACCTGCCACTCAACCGCCGTCTGCCATGAATGCTAATCTTTCTTCCCTCTTCTGGGAAGGTTTCACTATTGATTCTTTCACGCATCCTGCACCGGATGCTCTGCTTATTACTCTTCAGCCTGACTCCGATTTTGCGCCCTCCTGCCGCCGTCTGCGCTGCTCTCGCTGCGGGATTGCCACTGAGCACATCTCATGGTTGCCTGAACGCCAGCGTTACACGTCCTCGTTAGCCACCTGGGTGGAAACGCTCACCCGGTTATTGCCCATTAAACATGTGGCACAGTTGACGGGTCTGCACTGGCACACCATTAAAAATATCGACTGCCGACGCCTGCGGCGGGAACTCCGGGAGCCTGAACGGCATACTCTCCGCCGCCTGATAATGGATGAGTTCGCGCTGTTGCCACGGTTGTGGTGGATGCAGATACGCAACAGGTGCTGTGGGTTGGCGAAGTTCGGCCGGGAAGTCATCGACAGAGTGAGGGTCGACCAGGCAAATCAGCTGCGTGACGACAAAAAAGCACGGAAGGTCATTAAACGCAGCCGCTGGTTGCTGTTGCGTAATGCGGAGAATCTGCCGGACGGTCATGAGGTGAAACTGGCAGAGTTGCTGGCGGCGAACCAGCCGTTAAATACGGTGTACGTGATGAAAACGGCGCTGAAAGAGCTGTGGTATGCGCCGGATGAGGAGGTTGCGCAGCGTCGCTGGAATGAGTGGCACAGGCAGTCACAGGAAAGTGGCATTAAGGCGTTGCAGCAGTTCGCGGATAAGCTGAAGTGTTACGTGAGCGGCATAATCGCGAGTGCCACCCATCGTCTGAATACCAGCGTGCTGGAGGGGATGAACAACAGGATAAAAGTGATAAAAGTGATAAAAGTGATAAAAGTGATAAAAGTGATAAAAGTGATAAAAGTGATAAAAGTGATAAAAGTGATAAAAGTGATAAAACGTATGGCATATGGGTACCGGGATAACGACTACTTTTTTATGAAGATAAAAGCAGCGTTCCCCGGTAAGGCGCGATGAACAAAAAAAGCCCCACATGAGGGGCTGAGTAAAACGAAAACTCAATTCAGAAGGATGATAACGATACACAGATAAGTATCAGACTGAACGCTGAACGATTGCGGCCTACCAGGGAACGTGCGATACATAATTACCCAGCGCTCAGACTGATACGCTCTCAAGCCACTCAGGAATTATCCCGTTTTGTTGGCTGAAAAGCATTTGGTGCAGTCGGTGGGAATCAAACCCGCCCAAGAATCGAGGTGGCAAAACCTGAATATCAATTGACAGCATTGGTACCGGTTAGCGGAGTTGAACCGCTGTCATCCTGATTTTGCAAACAGGCGTTCTGCCTGCTGAACTAAACCGGTAAAAAAGGCCCCTCGACAGGGCCTGAGCAAATTCGAGACTCAAAACAACTACGATTACCCTTCAACGTGTCACCTGCAAAGCAACAACGCGGATCTTAAATTAATACATAAGAACAACCAATGCTGAATCGATTTAATTTTGAATAATCATTCAAAGATAGATAGTCAGCTTGAATGGGTCAGCCCAAGAATCCCTGCTGGTTATGACTTGATGTGGCGTGCCAAAAACGACAAAACCCGCCTTATGAGCGGGTCTTGCGTTATGTTTGTTCGCTTGTCGTCGCTGCCATCGTGGCGCAGCTTTGCTAAGCATGAGTGAGTCATTGACTTTTCTGGCTCGCTGTCAAGTTTTGTTCATTTCATTAGCACAATTAAACAATTTGAGTCATTTTTCGTACGGAAAGAAAAACTTTCGCCTGAAATATTTGGATGCACCAGCGCACTCTCTTTCTCGCTTAATTACTGGTGAGCCACGGCGCTACCTGTTGCAGTTCCCGCGCCAAATCAGAAATTTTCCTCCGCGTCGTATAGTAGTTAAGCCCTATGCAGTACACCGGGTCATCTGGCTTAAAGGCATTCAATACAGCCTGCTCAATTAAATCTGCATCATCACGCCGACTGGCCTCATCAATCATCTCACTCAGCGTGACCGCCCATAAAACAGTATGCGCGCGCCGTACAACCTCGCGCCCCTTGTATCCTTCCAGCCGAGCCTGCTTTAGTGCTGCCGTGATGTGGGATAACTGACTATCAGACCACTCTTCTTCTTTTGCTTTTGATACGAAACGATTGCAGTTCTCAAGCCTGTATTGCGCATGGGTTTTACCTCCAACGCATTCACCCCAGACCGTCAGGAGGGATTGTATCCACGCCGACTGGATGCCAGTGAGTGGGGTAAATCGCCCTAACCAGCGTTTGTGTGGCGCAGCTGCTGCGCGCTCAATTGCTGCGTTATGTGCTCGGCGTTCCTTCGGTGTCATTTTGCAGCTCCTGCTTTTAATCGTTTGGCGTGGTTCTGGATTATTCGGTAGTCCACCAGCAGTGTGCGGGCGGGTTGATACATTCGCAGGTGTGACCATCTGCGCTTCAGCTCAAAGATGATGATTGGGTGTGTCATACGGCCACCAGTTGCTTGAGTGCGCGCAGTTCTGCCCGGGCAGTGGCGCGGATGGTTGATAGTTCTTCGCGGGAATAACGATGGGTGTCGTTGTTGTTTTCCAGGCTTAATATGCGAGTCTCGCCAATTTTTTTGACGAGGTTGATGCGATAAAGCTCGATGTTGCCGGATTTGTGGACGTTGCAGGAATGGCACTGGAGATGAATATTGTCGTGATGGAAACGCAACTGGCTGGCGGCTGCTGTTGTGCGGTAATGACCAGCATGCCATGAGTCAGCATTATAAGTGCCGCAGGATATGCAACCCTCGCCGTTCGCCAGCCGGCGCGCAAACTCTGCAGCGTCAGTAACATCCAGGCTTTCAAGCAGATCACCATGGTGATGCGGGGCAATCATCGCCGTGACCTCCTTCCAGCCTTTCTGCATAGCCATCTGCTCAAGCTCAAGGGCGAGGGTTTTGATTTTCATGGCTCAGCCCTCATTGGTCTGGGTGTTAATCTGCTGATTAATTGGCAGACCAGATGTTGGATTTGGATGGATGTCTGGGCGCAGCTCATGAGGCGTTACCCCAGTGGCATAAAAAATGGCCAGCAAATGCTCCTTAGGAACTCTTCCACGCTTTTTCCAATGACTAATGGCCATGGAATGCTTCAAGTGTAAAATTTTTGCCAAAGCCACCGCAGAGCCTGCTGCTGAGATTGCCTTTTCGAGGGTGTCATAAACTTCTCCTTTAATTGGTGAAGGAGATTAAATATCAAGTTTAATATTTATGTCAGCTTTAAACTTATTTGATGAGTTAAACATTTTGTTTATAATTATGAAATGAAAGAGAAAAAATCATTATCAGCGTTTCAAACCAGAATGGATCTCTTCATGGAAATGAAGGGACTTAACAAATCCGATCTTGCACGAATTGCGGATGTTAGCCCTCAAGCTGTGAATGGCTGGTTCGTTCGCGGTGACATGGGAAAAATATCAGCCATGAAAATCGCTGATAAAACGGGGGTTTCTGTTGACTGGCTATTACATGGAGGAGCTGACCTTCACGAGCTTGCAAGCCATAGAGCAGAAAAACTTCAAAGCTGGATTCAAATTCATGGGTATCCAGAAAAAGAAAAAGAAGCTTTTGAGAAACTAATTTCTGGTGACTGACCCGTCCTAAATAGCGTTGACACATTTAACTCGCAGGCAGAGGAAAATGTGATGAACCAATATGTTAAACGCACACAACGCGATTACCCTCTATCCTTTAAACTGGCCGTTGCCGAACAGGTCGAAAAAGGGGAAATGACTTACCGTCAGGCGCAAGACCGCTACGGTATTCAGGGTAGCCACACCGTCATGACGTGGTTGCGCAGATACGGTCAACTCGACTGGCACTCCCCCTCTCTCGCAAGAAAGTGCGGAGCTACTATGCCCAAAATACCTCTTACTCCCGAACAACGGATCAAAGAACTCGAGCAGCAACTGGCTGAATCAGAAATAAAAGCCCAGTTTTTTGAAGCTGTCGTGAAGGTAATGAATACCGAGTTCGGAGCCACACTGACAAAAAAGCAGTTGGCCACCTTATCACGCAAGCACAAACGCCGGGACTCACAGTAA